GCAATGCTTTGCACATTCCGAAGTATGTTGCATTCGCCAAAATTGCAGGCTTCCCGTCAAGCGTTTCTTCGGCCCATATCTCGATCACCTCGGCCATCTTGTCTTTTACTTTTTGCGATATTTCCATGTCGTTCATCACCCCACCCCCAACAATTTGGTAATCGCATCGAACGCTTGCTGTGCATCTTCTTCTGTGAGCCAAACCCTCCCAAATTTGAGTGAATTTTCATCCAGTTTAGACCCTACCCACGCCTCGTTATACACCCCGTAAGGACTAATCGACCAGTATTTTGATCGAATTCCCGGCGCAACCCTCTCCGGCGCTGGCACTTCAACGTCGCCAATCTTGATGGTGCGGGGCTTTAATCTAACAATGCTATTGCTACCAATCGCAGTAAGTGGCTTTTGGCAATCGCGCCAACCTGTGTCCGTTTGATACTCCCACGGCCCCTGATGACCATCTGCGATCATGTGCAGGACTTCTGATGCTTTGTGTGGTTTCATTTCGTTCTCCTGTGGGCGTGGGGTTGATTGAGCTAAATGAAGTTTCTTAATATCCTCATACTCATATAAGCACCAACCATCAGCGTCTGATCTGTCATCTCTCGGATTAAACCAATATAGATTGTCACCACTCTGTCTTAGCCAAGGGCTAGTCGCTGCCCAGATACTGCAATAATGCGTCGCCCCATCAGGGGCTTTTGACCAGTCGGGTTTGTTCTTATGCATCATCGTTCTCCCCCTTCTTCAGTATTCTCTTCCGGCCATTCAATGTAGTCAGGATCGCGCTGGTCTGGATGACGTAATCGCTGCGCCATTCTTCGCCGTTCCCAGCTCCTTTCAGCGAGCAATTCCGCTCTTTCGGAGTCCTCGAAAGGTTCGCAGTTGCCCTCTTTCCAATAATCTTGTGAAGTCATACTCACACCTCCAGTTCAGTTTCAGGTAAATCATATTCCGCAAGAACCTCTTGCAACTTCTTCTCATAGGCCGCTGCGGCTTCTTCCGGCGTGTCATGCAGTCCAAGGTAGATTTGCACGCCTCTGCTGCTGAACTTTGCTTGCCACCGCCCAGCACCTTTGTGGAAACTCACACCACGGAAGCCGGAAGTGTTGTCGGTTCGGAGACGTGCTGACCACTGTGGGGAAGCATAATCCACCGTTGCAAGGTTGATTCTGCGCATGTCAAGGTGATTGCCATTGCGGAAGACTACGCAATTCCCTGCAGGGATTGTGCCTACGATCTGACGGTGAAGGTAGACAAAAGCCGTGCCAGGCCGGGCTTCGAGTTCTGCTCTCTTACGACGACGGGTTACGAAGCCGTTGCTGTTGACGTACCAGCGCCAGCGGGAGTAGTGAGTTGAGTCTTCAAGGTCAAGGAGGATCTTCACAAGGCCATTGGACTGGTCTGGACAGGTGAAGCAGGTTGCGAAAATGTATGGCTGCATTATGAAGCTTCTCCAGAATGTGGAAGGAAGAACCGTTCGAGGTTATCGGACTTGCGGCGGGTTTTGATGATCCTGCCCTCCTTCCAGAGCTTTCGCAAGAGAGCGCCGACACCTGCCTCGTGGACGCCAAGGACAGTTGCTACCTCTGACCGCAGCAGGGGGTTGGGGGAGGCGGCGAGTACCACGATTATGTCCGCTTCAGTGTAGGAAGGCCTGTAACTGGGAAGGTCTGTGGTCATTTTTAAAGCTTCTCCGTGGTGGCAGTCGCGGCAATCCGAAGCAGCAAATCCCTGAATTCTGGTGGCGTATGTATCCTTGGGCTGCTATCCGTGCCGCCACCCTTAAATGACATAAGCCCCATCTTTCGGCATTTAGCGTTCCCGTACCTTTCCATGGCCCAAACAGGGAAATCCTCGTCTTTTACTTTGTACGCGCCCCACTTCAACTCTGGGAGTTCACACGCAACCGCGTAAAGCCAGGTAGGTTTAGGGCAGTAGTGGCCGTACCTCCCTTGCTCAACGCAGCATGTCCACCCGCCGAATTCGTCGGCTTTTACCCACCCGCCGTTGCGCGGTGGCTTAGTTAACCCAAAGTGATCCCATGCGTGACTACCCATAGGATGCTCCAGCACCCCGCCATGCGCGCGAACCGCCGCGAGCCCAGCTTCAAAACACCCACCGTCGTCGCCTTTCTTTTTCCTTACTCCTGTTCTAGCTATTACGCTAGGGCTTCCCGCCCACATCTTCCCCCACCTCTGGCACGGCGGGTGCGCTATTACTGGGTGCGGCCCGGAGTATCGCCTGGCGTCCTTCACTTCGTCCCATGGCTCCACGCCGTCCAGTCCAAAATAAGCGCCATCGGTTTCAACATACAGTGCAGCAATCATTTTTCAGTCTCCTTCTTGGTTAAAAATCTGCATAACACGGCGGTCAACAGCGACCGCGCTGAAGCGCGGCGCGTTACCTTATGCGTTAGCGCGCCTCGGCTTGCGTTCTGCCGTAATGCGCTCGGTCATGGCTTATAACTGAATCTCCGTGTATTTCACGATGTCGTCATCCAAATTTTCGTGCTTCCAGCCAAGCAAAAATTCTGCACGGCGTAGTCTTACCTCACCATCGCGCAACCGCACAAGCACAAAAACGCCATCATCTACGGGGCATTCACCGCCGTGCCACTCGACCCAATTTGGCCGTGTTGGGCCTTCGTAAAGTCGGCATTGTTTACAAGCACAATCGCATTTGAAGGCTAGTACATCGTCAGGGTTGTACCCAAGTAGCACGCGTCGTTTCCACTTCTGTGAATCATAATTCCGCGTTTCAACAGTTCGTCCGATCATCTTCGACCAGTCAATAGTGGGTTCTTGATGTTTCGCAGCTTTGGCCTTGAGTGCGTCAATCTCTCTCACGCACCACGAGTTCCAGGATTGCAGATTTTCGATCTGCTGTGTGAGTTCTGTTTTGTTCATATCATTCTCCTGTTTAGGGCGTGGGATTGCACTAGCGACGCGTTTGCGTCTTCAGTTCTCGGTTAAAATCAATTCATTCTCGACGTTTTCTATCCTATATCGCACCACGTGCAGTTTGCAAGGGGTATTGATGCAGTTATAAGGGGCGCGCGAGGTGGGGGATGGGGGGTTATTTGCGTGTGTTACTCCGGAGTAATACAGGCTAATAATCATTGCCTCCGCCCCCATCCTACCAACCAGCCGGCCACAGCAGATTAAAGGCTCCGCCTACTGGAGATCGTTGCGTTAGTATAACCATGCCAGACGTATTTGTCAAGAGGCCCACGCACAGTTTTCAGCCTCAACCGCCATCTCTGACCGCTATCCCCAACCGCCACTGCCAACCGCCACTGCCAATCGCTATCACTGACCGCTATTACCAGTACCTGTTGGCAGTCTCCGGTACTGTTAGTTCTTACTTAAGGGGCAGTTCATGGTGGGCATTGTGGCGCGTGGTGGGGCATTGGCGCGCATGGTGGAGGGTAGGGTGGTGGACACAGGATAGCGTGGGTTAGCGCGTGTTTGGTGGTGTTTTGCGGTATGGTATGGTGTAGATTGGCCGCGTGTAGTGCCGCGTGTGGGGTTTAATTCCGTCGGGAATAGTAGGGTGAGGAGAGAGGAGAAAACCGCTCAAAACGGATTATAGGGGGTTTGGTGTGATTGGAGATTATTTGCCCGTATTACTCGGGAGTAATGCACGCAAATTACCAAACCCCCATCAGCGAAAAAACCCCGCACAATAGCGGGGCTGTTTTGGGGTGCTCCCCCTCACGGGCGGTTTATTCAAGATCGTCAAGCTCCCCGAGCAATTCCGCGCCGGTATCATCCGCACCTTTACTCATGAGCCGCGCAATAATTGTGGCAATCTCGGGCACCTTCCGCAATGCCGCGCGTTGCTCCTTGGTTTTGCTCTCCACGAAAATACGGGTTTTCTCCTCGGGCAGGTTTTTGAGTTCGGCCAATGCCATGATGAGATAGTCATCCGCCGTGATTTTAGCGGATGCGCGGCTCTTGTTGTCCCAGCTCGGTTCCGTGGGATTCGTGAGTCGCTCAAAAATTGCCAGGACGGCATTGTATTTGTCCTCCACGGATGCGCTTTTTCCCGTGGTTTTATCCCGTGGGATTGCGGCACCGTCCTGCAATTTGGCGCGTAGGCGATCTATCATGGCGTATTGCCGAATACCGGGATCGAGTTTGTCCGAATCCAGTACGATGGTTTTACCATTGGCGAAATTGAGGGTTAGGATGCCCCCCTCAATATTGGTCTCCACGTCTTTTTTTGGGGTAGCTGGCGCGGTAGTGGTCATGGTAGCGGCCTCGTTGGTTTTTGTGGTTGGTTTGGTTGCGGTAGTTTTCGCGGTAGTGGTCATGGTAATAGCCTCTCAGGTTAATTCGTGCGATCACGGGTAAAAAATCGGATTGCGTACACAATGCCCACGCAAAACAGGCCGATAATGGTTAATAGGGCGATAAATTGCAGTGTGGGATCGTCGTCGCTCATGCCTCCTATTAGGATGGTTGCAATGGATAGAATGATGAGGGAGTTTTGCGTCCGTGGGGTTAGGTTCATTTTGCAGCCTCCTCTTTGGGCACCTCATATACCCTCAACATAAACGTATCTAGGTTAAAATTCGGATAGTTTCGCTCAAATTCCACGGCCAATAAATAGGCGTCTTCCCGAATTGTGCGCGCGATTAGGACGTTATCCCTCCCCGCGTATTTGTGGAAATTGTGAGCGCGTTTACTCAATGCTCGCGCGATCAGCTCAAAATCTTTTTTGCTCATGCTCATTGTGCAGCCTCCTCTTCCCGTATCAACACAACCCATTGATCATGGAATTGATCATCCGTGATAACGCCCATGCGCCACTTCCAAACCAAATCGTCATAACGATCAGCGAAACTATTCATCTATATGCCCCCTCATTATGCTCAGGCCGTATGCCGTTGCTCTATGGTTCCCATTGTATCGGGCTGCATCATCATGTCAACCCCGCACGTTGAAAATAATCAAAATAGTTTGTCGCAAAAATACCACACCAGCTCCTCACATTGGCACACCTCATGCAATAGCACAGACTGAACCAAAAACCCCATTTTGCGCGTATGGCACGAACGCAGCCTCCTCAATGCAATGGTAGTGGGTACCATCTAAAACATCGTAAATGGACGTAGAACGCGAATAAACGCAATCGTAAATTGGCACAGTCTGTGCATAGCAATAATAGCCACCATGCACGAAGCGCGCCATGTCAAAAACCGTGCCAACCAGGATGCGTGCGAGGGTAGGTGCGAGGGTGGGTGCGAATGTGCTTGCATTGCAGGAAAAAATCTACCACGCGCGCGCACGTTCCTTTCATTGCATCCGGTATGGACTCACTCGCGTGTGGTAGCAGGTGCAACCATGGGATGAGCGCGTGTGCATGGTGCATGGTGCATGGTGCACGTTGTCGGCTGCATGGTGCAATGGTGCAATGGTGGCGCGCCCGTGTTCGCTGTCGTGTTCGTAGGGGTCGATGGATGCGTGCGCCCGTTGGTGCGATTGTTGGGAATGCCTGCGGTGTGGTGGGGTAGGGGGGAAATTTGCTGCGCTGCGAAAATGGCTATTGCACCCCGTCAGATTTTTTATAAAATTTCTCAACCCTCTCCTAGACTGAGCTCTTTGGTTTCTCCTACCTGCTCTTGATTGCTGAGAAGGTCTGGTACTTTTTTCAGTTATTTTTTGCTGCTGCTTAAGGGGGTGAGTAATGGACGTGGAAAGGGTAGGCAGAGGGATTATTTGCCTGCATTACTCCAGAGTAATACGAGCACGAAACCATCCTTGCGAACTGCCTCCTAGCCCCTTCCCTTCCCCCTTTTGATCTGTTATCTTCTTCCTATTAGCAATAGAAACCAGAGGCACTGCCATGACCACACCTACTGTAAGCAGCAACAAAGGGCCAAAGCTCAACTACACGCATGATGCGATGATTGACTTGATCCTGCAAGAACCTACTGTAACGGCAGAGGAGCTTGCACAGGTCTTCGGGTACAGTGCAGGTTGGGTTTCTCGAATCCTGGCCTCTGACAGTTTCAGCGCACGGCTCGCACAGCGCCGACACCAGGTTATTGATCCTCTTATCGCACAGAGTGTGAATGAGCGGGTAGCTGGTATTACCATTCGCAGCCTGGACATTATCAACAATGTGCTGGAGAAGGAGCAGGGGGCCGCATACGCTCTTGATGCCCTTACGATTGCATCTAAAGTTGCGAGCAGCATGTAATGGGTGGTGATTCCGCTAACTTGCCAGTACCCTTGTACACCCCTGATACAATGGTGCAGCTGATTCTCGCTAATCCCTCTTGGGGCAAGGCACAACTCGCTAAGTACTTTGGCAAGCCTGAAGGTTGGTTCTCCTCTGTGCTGGCTTCGGAGCGCTTCCAGCAAGCTCTTGATCCCTACAGAGCTAACTTACCTGATCCCTCTCTTACCGCAACAATGGAAGAGCGGGTGAAGGCAATGGCGATTCGAAGTATGGATGTGCTCTTGAATAAGATGGATTCTAAGGAAGCTTCAGACCTGCTCGTACTGAAGGCGGCAGAACTCGGTATCAAGGGTCTTGGCATGGGGCAGATTGAAAGGACTAAGCCCCCTGAAGCCCCTACTGGCACCGTAGAGACACTTGCAGAGAGATTAATAGCTGCGCTGGAACGGCAGCGTATTAATGCACTTCGTTCTGAGCCTATTGATATAACTCCGAAGGAGCAACTCCAATGAAAGGAAAATTACTTTGCCTTCCAAATGCCTCTGTAGAAGCTATTGAAAAGGGGGGAGAGAAGTCTGCACTGGAAATGTGTCAGGAGGCTTTACAAAAGAGTGGGGAAGAAAGATTGCAGAATGTATTGATCCTTGGATTCGATGAGCAGGGTAACTTTCTGGTCCAAGCTTCAGAAAATACTTCCATATCTCACAGTGCATTACTGCTGACACTCACTCAAGCTTATTTAGCGACTGCTTATAATGGCAGTTAGCCTCACTCCAGACCTCATCGAGGCTTTCTCAGCGGCCTATCTTTCTGCAGGCTATGATGATGCTAAACCCACCCCACAATTCCATAGGAACAGCTGGGCACTCTATTGCAGTGAGGTAAAGCAAGCAGCTGTAGCAGCCCCTCGTGGCCACGCCAAGTCCACCGCCCTCACACATGATTACGTCCTGGCCAGCGTGCTCTTCGAAGTTGATGACTACGTTATCCTTATCAGTACCAACGAAGAACTCGCCATTGAGCACCTCGGGGATATAACCAGGGAACTCGTCGAGAATGAGGACATTATCACTGACTTCAAGATTAAGGGCTTCGTCACGAATTCGAAGACTGAAATCATTGTGGAGATGGGAGATGGCCATCAGTTCCGAATTCTCGCACGAGGCTCTGGTCAGAAGATGCGAGGGAGAAAGTGGCGGGGGAGTCGTCCCGGCCTGATCGTATGCGATGACCTCGAAGACGACGAACAGGTCGAAAACAAAGAGCGCAGGGATAAGTTCCGACGCTGGTTCTTCCGAGCGGTAAAGCCAGCACTGCGCAGAGGGGGCAAGCTTCGTATTCACGGTACAATCTTGCACGAAGACTCCCTTCTCGCTCGCTTAATGAAAGACAACGAGTGGCAGACGCTTTTCTATAAAGCTCACAAATCCTTCGATGACTTTTCTGAAATCCTTTGGCCGGAGCAGTTCTCTGAGGAAGACCTTCGAAGCATCCGACAAGGCTTCATTGAGCAGTTTGACTCCTCTGGCTACTCTCAAGAATATCTCAATGACCCATTTGATAATACTGAAGCTTACCTCAAGAAAGAGTACTTCATCCCAATGGAACCTGAGGATTTCGAGCGACCTGTCTGCACTGTTGTAGGCATCGACTTTGCCATTTCCAAAAAGGATAAAGCCAACCGTACCTCAATGACTGTAGCTGGGCAGACCGATGAAAACGTCCTCCTCTTCTATGATCAGCATGTTGATCGCTGGGCTACTGATGAAATCATTGAAGAAATGTTCATTATTGAAGAAATGCACGCTCCCTATTGCTTTTTCGTAGAGGACGGGGTAATTTGGAAAGCAATCGAGCCGATCTTGAACCAGGAAATGATGCTTCGTGAGAGGTTTCTGAACTGCATTCCTGTTAGTGCCATGCGGGACAAGGCTACGAAAGGCCGGAGTTGGCAGAAGCGGATGAAAGCTGGGGCATGCAGATTCGATAACGAGGCACACTGGTATGCAGCTTACGAGCATGAATGCCTACGCTTCACAGGGTATAGTGATGCTGTACTCGATGACCAGTTTGATTCCTCAGCCATTATTAGCAGGGGTGTGGATCAGCTCCCCCTGCAGGATGAAGAAACCTATATGGATGAGGATGAACTGTATCAGCGTGGCCACGGCCCGGCCCAGTATATTGACAGCGGACGCTCAGGTACCACAGGGTACTGAGACATGATTATCACTATTGCAGGTAGAACTAATGCGCACATACGCTGAATCTGGGGAAGGTGGAGTGAAGCTGGCACTTGAGGAGATTATTAAGTCTTCCAATGTGGCCAAGAGTATTTCAGAGGATCTCCTGGATTCTGTTGGGATGACTGTTTCTTTGGGATACCGTGCTGACGTTGCTTCCCGAGAGGAATGGGAACAGCGCATGGAGAAGGCAATCAAGCTTGCCCTGCAAGTTCAAGAGAGTAAGAGCTTCCCCTGGCAAGATTGCAGCAATGTGAAATTCCCTCTAGTGACCATTGCGGTACTGCAGTTCCTCGCCCGTATCTCCCTGATGACAAAAGGTTCCAAGCTCGCAAAGGTCAAGACCATCGGCAAAGATCCCCTGGGAAAGAAGTCCCAGATTGCCTCACAGATCTCCGAACACCTCTCACTGCAGCTCGCGGAGTTTAGTCCGAACTGGGTTGAAGAGGATGAGCAAGCCAAACTCGCTGCAGCTATCCTCGGAAGCGCTTTCAAGAAAACCTACTATGATGCAATCTCCGGCCAAGTGATCTCAGAACACATCCCTATTGCGAACTTCGTCGTGGATTACTATACCAAGGATATTGCAAAGGCTCGCCGTGCAACTCAACGTATTTTCATGTCAGGTAATGATATTCAGGAACGGGTAGCCAGCGGGATCTTCCTTGATGTAGGGGAAGAGGTTCTTGCCGGGGCCGCAGATCCTACCGTGAATTTCCTGCAGCAAGGAACAAATGAAGCCGAGGGTATCCGCCCCATGAGGGAAGAGTCCTTCGCAATGTATGAAGTGTTGGAACAGCATTGCTGGCTTGATCTGGACGGCGATGGCTATGAGGAGCCTTATGTTGTCTCAGTACTGGAGAAAAATTCCAAAGTCCTTCGTATCCTGGCGCGCTTCACTGACACTGGTGACGTGCATCGGGTGAACGACACCGCAGTGCAGCAGCTTGAATCAATGGCAAAAGAGAGCGAGGATGTTAAGCGGAGTTCGTCACTGGAACGACAGGCAGAGCGACTTGATAAAGCACCAGACAATCATATCATTAGAATTGACCCAATTCAGTACTTTACCCGATACTTGTTCATTCCAAGCCCTGATGGTGGGATTTATGGCCTTGGCTTTGGCTCCTTGCTTGGCCCCCTGAATGAATCCGTGGATACGCTTGTCAATCAGCTCATCGACTCCGGTACAATGGCGAATACCGCTGGCGGTTTCCTGGGGCGTGGTGTGAAGATTAAAGGGGGTGTAACGAGCTTCAGCCCCTTCGAATGGAAACCTATTGACTCTCCAGGTGCTGACATCCGTCAGAATATCTTTCCATTGCCCGTGCGTGAGCCAAGTAACGTGCTCTTCCAACTGTTGGGACTTCTTGTCTCTTACAGCGAGAAGGTGGGATCGTCAACTGATATAATGACTGGTGTAAGCCCAGGTCAGAACACCCCGGCAGAGACTTCTCGTAATACTGTTGAGCAGGGCATGATGCTCTTCAGTGGAATTTACGCTCGTATGTACCGCTGCTTCCGAGGGGAGCTGCAAAAGTTCTATCGCTTAAACCAATTATACTTCCACTCCTCACCGAATTTCTTCGAACTCACCCAGAGTGAGAATGCAATCATCAGCAAAGATGCCTACTCTGGCGAAAGCTTCTTCATCTACCCTGCAGCAAGCCCAGATGCGGTCAGTCTCACCCAACTTCGGGAGAAAGCTGCGATGCTGGTGAAGCTTGCGCAAGTTGAACCCGGCTTTAATCGCTATCTTGCAGTGCGGAAGATGCTTGAAGCGTATGACTACGAAGACATTGATCAGCTCTTCCCAGATCCGAAGGGGCCAAATCCAATTGCCCCTGTAATTCCGCCGAAGATTCAGATCGAGCAGGCTAAGCTGAAGCAGTCCCAGCAAGAACACCAAGACAATATGACCTTGGCCGTTGCGAAGTTGCAAGAATCCATCAAGGTCAGTGAGGCTACGATTCAGGAACTGGAAGCGAAAGCCGCAATGGAGATGGCCAAGGCCAATGGTACTGAAGTTGGGCACCAACTGGCCCTTCTGGACGCACAAATTGGGGCTGAGAAGTCCCATAAACAGAGTTTGATGGATGCCGCTGAGCTTATGCACAGGGTAAACATCGACCACCAGCAGCTTGCATTAGCTAGAGGCAAGCAGCACCACGAGCAACAAGCTCACCAACCGTCAGGAGCAATAGAGAATGGCAACAGTAACAGCAACAATGCAGCGGGAATGGGCACAGAACCCAGTAACCAAGGAGTTCCTCAAGTCCCTTAAGGATGATCGGGAAGCGGCGAAGGAAAGCTGGGCGGCGGAGCAATTTGTCGCTGCAACAGCAGAAGGTACGATGATGCAGAATGCGGCAGCGCTTGGCGGTGTTCGTGTGCTGGATCAGATTATCGAGAATCTGGAAGCATTGAGCAATATTGAAGAAGGAGAAGAAGCATGAGTACTGACGCACACACTCCTGAGCAGATTCCAGCAGAAGGTGAAAGGGGCTGGCGCGCCTCCAAAGGTCGCGTAGAAAGCAATCGCAGCGGTTTCCGAGCTTGCGGCCACCGAGTCCTTCTTCTTGGTGCGCAGCTGGAAGAAACCACTGCTGCGGGCATCGTGCTCCTCTCCAAGACTGCAGAGGCCGAACTCAACCATTCAGTCATCGCAACGGTTATCGAAATCGGCCATGATGCCTGGAGCGATAAGAGCACGGACTTTTGCAAAGTCGGGGATCGCGTCCTTGTTGGTCAGTACGTGGGTAAGTTCCACACCTCTGAGGTTGATAAGAAGACTTATCGCTTCGTGAATGACCTTGACATCATCACAGTACTCGAAGCCCCTGAAGTTGCTGGATAGTTGCCAGTAAGGTGTGCGCAGAGTAGTGTTAATTTTAACGGGGAAAGTTGCCTGTATTACTCTAGAGTAACGCAGGCTAGTAACTCCCAGAGCCAGAGAGATATATCATGCCTATTGATCCAGTAGAACAAGTCCGACAATTGAGCCTTGACCTTGGGGTGCAGGATGACCCGGCTCCAGCAGATGCAGGAGAAGATGAAGGTACCGCAGCCGCCCCCCAGAGCAATGGTCGGAACTATGAATCCGAAGCCATCTCCAAAGGCTGGGTTCCAGAGTCGGAATTCAAAGACGACCCTTCCAAGTGGGTGGATGCAGAAACCTTTGTAAAGCGCGGTGAACGCTTCAACAAGAACCTGCAGCGTGAGGTAGCAGAACTCAAAGCTACCATCGAGTCCTTCAAGGGTACGCAGGCGAAGGCTGTGAAGTTCTACGAAGAGGCCATTGCGCGGAAGACGGCAGAAAATGCTGAAACCATGAAGCAACTCCGAATCGCCCGCAGTGAGGCTCAGCGGAACGGGGAAGATGAGACTGTTGTTGATATTGAAGATCGCATCGAGGCCCTGAAGAAGCAGCAGGCGGAAGTAGAGGCAGTCGAGGCCCCGCAAGGACTTGATCCCAAAGCAACAGATCCTACCACCAACCCCATCCTGCAAGAGTGGATCGAAGACGGTAACGACTGGTTCAATGACTACCCTGAAGTTCGGGAGATTGCATTAGCCCTCGGTGAGAAGATGGTTGCAGCAGGAGAGAAGGCTCGCGGCCGCCCCTTCCTTGATAAGATCACCGAAGCAATGAAGGTACAATTCCCACGGAAACTGGGTAAGGCTAAGGTTGCCAATCCGCAGCGAATTGAGGGAAGCAGCTCGAATGCCTCAACTTCCTCAGTCTCCGTGAATGGCAAGACCGCTCGCGATCTTCCTGAAGAAGACCAGAAGCTGATGAAGCAATTCATCCGTGAAGGCTGGGTGAAAGATGAAAAGACCTACCTCGAAAGCTACTTCTCCCGGTAACGATAGACATAACCCACTTCCAACATAGGTATAGAGATCATGGCACTTGCAAAAAATGAAACCCCGGTAAAAGCGGCACGTTCTGATGAGGAGCGGGCAGCACTGGTCGAGCGTACACGAGAGGCTAACTTCGGTGGCCCTCGTATGAAGCTCGCAGTTCAGGGGGAGATTCCTGGCTACCATCTTTACTGGGAAAATGATGATGGTTCTGGAGCTATTGAGCAGCTACTCTACGAAGGCTTTGAATTCGTAACTCAGGGAGAAGTCTCTCTGACAAGCCATATTGTCGCAGATAGCGACCTCACCAGTCGAGTAAGTCGCTATGCGGGGAAACAAACCGATGGCTCCCCAATGCGGGCTTACCTGATGAAGTGCCCAGAGGAAGTTTGGGCTGTGCGGGAAGAAAGTCGTCTAGCACAAGCTGACTCTTGGGATCGAGACATCAAGCGCCGCCTGGATGAACCAGATCGTGGGAACTACAAGCCCACTGGTGCAACAGGCAGCATCAACACCAAATATCGTAAGGAGTATTAACAGATGGCTAATGTAGTCTCTCAATACGGCTTTGTTCCGGAGAAGTACCTCAATGGTGCGGCCTGGAATGGAGCTGTAAACCTGTACCACATCCCCAGTACTGATGGCAGTCAATTCAACGTAGGTGATCCTGTGGTTTCCGTGGCGGGTGCCGATGCCAATGGTGTTGCCTCTGTTGCGAAAGCTATTGGTACCGCAACAGTTCGCGGTGTGATTGTTGGTTGCTTGCCTATTGCACCGGGTAATCCAAGCTTTGTCGGCACCAATATCGACCTGACCCTTCAGAATATCCCCGCAACCAAGACCAAGGACTACTACGTTCTGGTCTGCGATGATCCGAAGGTTGTGTTCAAGGTCAAAGATGATGGTCTGGCTGCATTGACCGCTACGGCAGTCGGTAAGAACGCCTCCTTCACCGTTGCAAACCCGATTTCGCCTTCCCAGAAGTCTGCCTCTGTACTGGCAACCGGCACTGTAGCCACCACCAACACCTTGAACCTCAAGATTCTCGGCTTGGTACAAGAACCCAACAACGCATTCGGCGCAAATGCTGCCTGGATGGTGATCTTCAACGAACACGAACTTAACGGCAACACTTCCGGCGTGTAATCGCGGCAGTACGATAGCCTTAACCAACTAAGAGGAACTTGCAATGCCAGTTATTACCAGTACCGCCGCCTATCCCAAAGGTCTCTGGCCTGGGGTGAAATCATGGTGGGATTCAGCAGCTGCAGCTACACCACAGTACGCTCCACTGATGTACAAGAAAGAAACTTCCGACAAGAACTACGAAGAGTATGTTCAAAGCGTAGGCTTGGCCTTGGCAATTGTGAAGCCGGAAGGCTCTCCTATTGCCTTTGATGGCCCGCAACAGGGCTTCGTGACTCGTGGTACCAACGTGGCTTATGGCCTGGGTGTTATCACAACCTATGAAGAACTCAAGGATAACTTGTACGTCAAGTTGACAAAGGATCGTGTTGAGAAACTGCGTCGTGCATTTGCAGAAACAAAGAACATCAATGCCACCAATATCTTCAACCGCGCATTTACCTCAGGGTACGTCGGTGGTGATGGTGTGACCCTGCTCAACACAGCCCACCCGAACTTCTCTGGCGGTACCTGGGCGAACAAGTTCACCGTGGACTCTGCGTTGTCCCAAGCTGCTGTCGAAGACATGCTTATTTTGATGATGCAGGCGAAGAATGACCGTGGGTACATTGAGCCGCTGACAGGCGACAAGCTCATTGTGCATCCGAACAATATCTTCAATGCGGAACGTATCCTGGGCACCCCACAGGCCGTTGGCACCAACAACAACGACATCAATCCTCTGCATGGCCGCAGTCGCCTGCGTGGCGGTATTGTTGATAACCCGTACCTGACCGGAACTGGACCTTGGTTCATCAACACCAACTGCCCTGATGGCATGATCTGGCAAGAGCGGGAGACACTCGATATCTGGGAAGATAACGACGCAGACACCCGGAACTTCAAGGTCGGCGCATACGAACGCTATACATTCCTGTGGGGCAATCCACGTGGTCTGTACGGCAGCAACGCGGCCTAACTGAGTAAGAGGGGAAATTAGCCTGTATTACTCCCGAGTAATGCGGGCAAATAACCCCTTTTCTATTACTGAGGAACAAATATGAGCACACCTTCTCAAGTCTCCCGTTCCCCGAACGGCCTTACTAACTCAACCCCTGATGATTTGCTGAAGGACTTCCCAATTCAGTGGCATCTGAAAAAGCTCATCTCCCGCGAGACGGATTTTGACCGTTATCGTGCAGCAGACTGGACAGCAACTGTTGTGGGTACTGGTACTGCGACTCAGATCAATGAAGTCGGTGGAGTTCTTCGCCTCGCAACTTCAGCTGGTGCTACTGATGCCGTGTACCTTGACCGCATTGGTGAATGCTACCAGTTTACCGCAGGTCTCAAAGCCTGGTTCCGCAGCCGATTTCGTGTAAGTGATGCCACCAATACTGAACTGGTAGCTGGCCTGCAGATTACCGATGCCGCTCCAATGGCGGTCTCTGATGGTGTCTACTTCCACAAACCAAGTGCAGGCACCCGCCTCTACCTGGTGCAGATCAGTGCAGCTACTGGAGCAACCACCACCAAGGATACTGGTGTTGACCTTGTTGCGAGTACCTATATGGATGCTGGCTTCTCCTACGACGGCGTTGGCAATATCGACTGGGAAATCAAGGACACAACTGGCACCACCGTCGCCAAAGGCAAAGAGGTTGCGAACCTGCCAACTGTAACCCTCACGGAATCCTTCGGAGTCCTGAATGCTGCCGCAGCAATCCACGACTTCGACATCGACTACACCTTCGCCGCACAGCAACTCAACCGATAATCTGGAGGACTTATGGCCAACGTAACCTCTGTCCAGATTATCAACGACGGCAGTCGAAATGTCACGCTGAAGGCGGAAGGGATTCTCGATACAGCTGACCTTGCCTCCGCTACTCTGGTTGACCCTGCAGTCCTCTTCGGCATGGATAACACTGGAACAGTTAAAGCTTCTAAACTACGGATTAATCGGATAATCTACAACGTAGAAGATGGGCTTTCACTGAACCTTGCCTGGGATGGTGCAACGGCAGCGCGAATTGAGCAACTTACTGGTCGAGGGGACATGAAGTTCCACGACTTCGGCGGTATTACCAACAATGCCACTACACCGACCGGCAAGATCCTCTACAGTACCCAAGGTTGGAGCGCCGGAGCAATCCTGTCCTATTCCCTGGTACTGGAAATGGTCAAGGAGCAGTAAGATGCAAAAAGGTCGTAAGAATATGCCAAAAGCATCCCCTCCGAAAGAACGGAAAGGTACAGTGATTGTCAAGCGTCAGGAGATGGCAAACCTGATGATGGGCAAAGGCCACAAACCCCGTTCACGTTCAACCCGTAAGGATTAACCTGCGATGGCTACAAGTGGAACTACTATCTTCACGATGACCCGTGATGAGATTGCGGCAGCAGCATTGCGTAGCTTGGGAGCTTTTGGCCCTCAGGATACAATTCCTGCTACTGACCTCACCACAGCAGCGGAGGCTCTCAACATCCTTGTCAAGGCCATGTCGATAACAGAGCTTCCTTTGTGGTGCGTCGATGACATAGCAGTTCCTCTGGTTGTCGGTATCGGCACTTATGACTTGAGTGCAGCTACCGGCACCACTTTACCACTTCGTGTTCTGGATGCGTACATTCGGAATGCTGCCGGGATGGATCGCACTTTGCAGATCATTTCCCGCTACGACTATGATACGCTGGGGTATAAGAACGCTCCAGGTGCTCCAACACAGCTCTACTATGACCCGCAACTCGGCTCTGGGAAGGTCACGGTTTATGCGGTTCCTGCCTATGCCGGGGAAACTCTCCACGTAGTCCTCCAGCGGCAGATTCAGGACTTCAACCTCTCCACGGACAACCCCGACTTCCCTCAGGAGGCTTTGCGGATGCTTAAGTGGGGGCTGATGGATGAACTCGCCCTTGAGTACCGTACACCACGGAATGAGAGACTGGAAATTAACCAGCGTGCTTTAAGCTACCGGCAGCAGTTCGAGGCTTCGCTGCAAGAACAAGCCTCGGTAGTCTTTGTCCCTACAACACGGCAGACAGCACGATGAATCAAGTTATCTCTCATTTTCGCGTGGCTACTGACTTGGATGTACTTCCGTTGCAACGAGCGTTGCTTCGCCAACCATGGCTCTTTGGGCAGGATGGGGAACGGAAAGGAGCCTATGGGAGTGCTCACTCATGCATGACAGACATCTGGCTCCGGTACAATCCTAAAGAGAAGTATCTCCGGCGCAATAACTTTGCAGGTTTCAACGATGAGCATGATTCGCAGTGGTATCCTGCATACTACCAGCTTCCGCAAGTCCGCAGCATTATCTTCAAGCTCATGGAGCTGGTGGAAGGTGAGCGACTCGGCGGAGTACTGATTACGAAGCTTGCTCCTGGGGAATCTATCGATACGCATCAGGACTTTGGCTGGCACGCCGCATACTATGATAAGTACTACATCCCGCTTCAGAATGCCGAAGGTGCCACCTTCAATTTCCCTGATGGTAAGATTGAGCCAAAGCTGGGTGAGGCATACTGGTTCGAGAACAGTATCCCGCACGGCGTGACCAATAACTCCAGCGAAGACCGTATTGCCCTGATCGTGTGCATCCGCAGCGACAGCACCAAAGGAGCTTATCGTCCTCAACCAGCTCCAACCTTGAGTACAACTCCTATACATCATTTTTCTGCTGGGGTAAATGCGCTGGAACTCAAGCTCCCTGCTGGCCACCGAGCTTGCTCACATAAGCACAACTACGATCACATGAGCATCCTTGCACAGGGTGAGGTCGTCGTAACAGTAGATGGTTGCACCTCACGCTTCATTGCCCCGACTGTAGTAACTATCACTGCAGGCAAAGTCCACGAAATCATAGCTATTGAAGATTCCGTCTGGTTCTGCATACATCCTGCAGAATCTCTTGACAGCCCAAAACCAGAGCTGGATGATGTTATCATCGCAGCCATCGAGCAGGAGTAATCACTATGCCTTGGGGAGTAGTAGCAGCAGTAGCAGGTGCAGCAGTCAGCAGCGCTCTGGCACCAACACCTTCAGCACCAACACAAAGCGCATCCGGTGCGGCAGATCCCTTTGCCCCGCAGCGTCAGCAGTACCAACAGCAACTGCAAAGCATGATGAGCGGGAACTATAAAATGAGTTCTGATCCAAGTTACCAATATCAACTAGATCAAGGAAGTACGAATCTTTCCCGGCAAATGGCAGCGCAGCATATGCAAGGAAGTGGAGCGGAGCTTGCTGCACTGCAAACCTATGGCCAGCAGACAGCAGCGGCTGATTTCAGTAACCAGTATGATCGACTTGCGCAGCTCTCAGGTGCCAATATAGGCAGTCCAGCTGCAGCAGGGCAGATTATTGCGGGGCAGCAAAATCAGCAGCTTCAAGCCTCCTCTGCCTTCGGCAATGCCGTTGGTGGGGCAGTAAGTAACCTTGGCCAGAGCGCCTATAGCTACTTCAGTGCTCCAACGGCTGACACTTCCGGCGGCTACGCTCCATCCTACGGCAGTTCCGCTGGGGGTTACGATACCTCCTTTGGCGGGGCTTCTGGAAGCTTCTTCTAAGAGGGGGAATTATTATGTCACTTGGTGGATTCCTTCAAGGTGTTGGCCTGCAAATGGGCTACAATGATATTTATGGCACAAAGCTGAACCTGGAACATGCTGACCTTAAACTGAAGCAGCAGCAAGTTCAGATGAATTCTCTTGCCATGCAACAGCAAAAGCAGATCATGACTGGCCGTGAGGCACTGATGAAAGAGGAGCAGACGCAAGCTGCCTTGAATAAGGGCAAGGTTGTATCCCCGATGCAGGCTGCTTCACAGTATGATCAGCTTGCACAGCTTGCACTCGGCCATGGTGATTTCCAGAGTGCAACGGCCTTTCAGAATGAAAGCAAGACACTGCGAGAGACTGCAAAAGACACCGCACTGATGGTAGCGAAGCAGAAACAGTCCACCGAGGAAGATGCCGCAAAGGCTGCGATTGCTCTGAAGCAAAATCCTACGGAAGCCGGGTACCATGCTTGGGTTGCTAATATGGCCAAAGCCGGGCAGGATGTGTCGAAGTATCCTGCAACCCTCCAGCAATTTGCACAAAACCCTGGAGCTATGGCAGCTCTTGGTGCGGCATCCACACTCGGAGAAAGTAGCAAAGACATCCTCGCCTCCAAGGAGAAGCAGCGGGAGTTCCAACTGAAGCAGCAACAGGTGCAAGAAGAACAGGCACAGCGTCGACAAGACCGATTGACGCAGCAGCAGCTTGTTGCTAGTATGCACGAACAGACCCATAATGAGCAGGTACAGGCGAGGCTGGATCGGGAGCAAGCAGCGCAGCAAGCCCACCTGGATCGACAGGAAAAGATGAAGCAGGCAGAATCTGGAAAGCACTTCGACGAACGGCAGAAGTTGGTAACAACAGCGGAGACTGCCAATAGCGATACCCTGAAACAGTACAAGACTGTAACGGGCGCAATGGGGGCTGCAATGCAAGGCTCTGCGGTAGGGGATCAGCAGCTCCGTCAGGCATTACCAAGCTTGAACTCCTTCCTCAAGGGTCGAGCTACGAATGTCTACTACAAGGACAATGCGAACTTTGGGAATCTTGCAGCTAGGGCTGAGAATGCGATCTCCCGCTTCACTCAAGGGAAGTTCTCTGAAGCTGATCGTGGGCAGATCGTGACTGCATTGCACTATTTCCAGGCTCAGAACACGAAGGAACTCAATGATGCTGAAATCCAGCTCAAAGAGAATGCCAAAGCTCAAGGCCTTGACCCGAATAAAGTGCAACTTCCAGGGACATTCCCGAGAGTTCCTGAAGGTGCGACGGCTACGGGGCTGACTCCAGATGGCAATTTGGCATATGAACAGGATGGTAAGTGGTACCTCCTTAATACAGGGGCTAAATAATGCCAACGCAGATTACTGATCCGAAGTTACTGTCTCAACTGCAAGCGCAGCAAGGAGCAGAGGAAGGAGCTTCTACTGCAACTTCGACTCCGGCCCCTCCAACTGCACCTGCCTCTCCTACGCAGGCTAATCCGATGCCTCCAGCTTCAATGGTAGCAGATCCAACCGCAGTGCAGTATCTGAATGCCCAGAAAGGCGCGGTCCCAGGTTCTCCGGCGCAAGCCCCAATGGCTAAGGAACAATCTGTAATCCCCGCGATGAAGAACTCCTTCGCCCTTGGTGAGGCTAACATGCTTGGGATGCCGGTAGATGCAGTCGGCAACGTGCTGAAATACTTCCATATCGTCCCTCAGGATACTAAGTTCTTCGGAGGTAGCGAACAGTTCAAAGAAGCCTTCCATGCCAGGGATAATTTCGCAGTACCTCTGGACTCTACCGGGCATGTTAGCACTGCGAACCAGTACCTTACCACCATTGCGGAGTTCCTTGGAGGTGCGGCGGTCTTTGGAGCGGGGGAGATTGCGGCAGCTCCGAAGGCACTTGCGGAAGCTTCGAAGCTCGCACCTGCGGCAGTTGATGCAATGGGAACGGGGCTTCGGAGTGTAGAGAAGGCGCTGGAAGGGAAGGCAGAGAAGATTGCTCCCACGATAACAGAGAAGGCAGCCACTACCCTGTCTGATAAGGTACTTGGAAAGGCGGCAACTGTTGCTAATAATATCAAGAACCTTCGCCAAACCGACTTTACTAACCGGCTCTACAAGGCTGCAGTCATTGGAGCTGGTGCAACCGCCTCTGGTATGGGTTCTGTGGAAATGGGACAACTCGGCAAAGAACATGCCAAGGACTTCGGCTACACTCCAGAGCAGGGTGAGGCGGTAGGAAAATTCCTCGGAAGCTTCTTCGGGCCGGTAGCACTGACTGAAGCTGGTCACTATCTCAACAAGGGGATGCAAGCAGGGGTGGAATCCGCAGGAAATATGGCCACAAAGCTCGGAGTCGGTCGGACTGCGCAGCGCTCATTGGTCAATGGACATGTGCTCAAGGAGACGCAGAAGCTCTTCAATGAAGACCCGACTTCACTGCAGAACATGGCGATGGCTACCGAGGTCATGCAGAAGGTCGATGGATTCAAGCCGAACTTGCCTCAGATCACTGGTTCTGCGGGGTTGAAAGCACAGTTCCGAGGTCTTGCGGATAAAAGCCCCGATGCACACTCCCTGGCAACGCAGGTCGATCAGGCGAATCAGGCTGCTCTGGCGAAATTCAAGGAAGGTGCATTCGGGCCGAGCACTGCGGCGACTCCGAGTACCGCAGCCAAGGGCAAGGCGAGTAATATCTTTGATCCTGCGAAACTCACCCAGAGCAATGCACGGCAGATCAATGACCTGCATATGAAGGAGCTGGAGCAGGAACGGACAGCGCTGGATGATGCCTTCCGCACGAGTCCGAATCCAGAAGAGGCTGGTGCAGCATTGCGGGAGCTTTACTGGAACAAGCGCCAAGGTGCAAAAGCGATACTGGATGAGCAGCTTACTGGAAAGGGCGGTGTGTACCAGACCGCAAAGCAGCTCGGTGTGACCGCAGACATGGGGGATGTACGGGACTTGGTGAAGAAGATTGCCGCAGATGATCCGAATACCTTCCAGAATATGCCTCCGGTGTTCTCGAAAGTGCTGAAGGAGTACCCGGAAACGACAGCAGCGACGACGGTGAGGACTGCAGTGACTCCGCAAGGCGCCGCAAAGCCCCTTTACAAGAGTACAGTGGTGCCGGGAGAGGCTGGGAAGGATACTGCGAGCTTCGAGGAGCTGCATTCGCTGGCAAAGCAGGTCGGTCGGGAGAGGCTTGATGCGGTGACTGCACAGGATATGACCAAAGCGCACTACCTTGGGCAGGTGAAAGACTTGCTGGAGGGCAAGGTGAAGGGGTTTGAAGGGCCGGAATATGGGAAGGTTGGAGAGCAGCTCTCGAAGTATAATAAAGACTACGCGCAGTATGCACATACCTTCAGAGAAGGGCTTGGTGGACAGCTCGCGAAGCGGACGAAGAACGGCATCAGTACTGACGACAGCGAGATTGTCGACAAGCTCATTCTGCAATCAGGGAACAAGTCCAAGGGTGTGCGGGACTTTGTAGAGCTGTACGGTGACGGCCCAGAGGCGAAGGAGTTGCTGCACAATGGACTGCTGGATTCTTATAGCAGATACGTTATGAAAGATGGTGTTTTTGATGCCAAGGCCGCGCAGCGGTGGGTTGACGGGCATAGCAAGGCATTGGAGCAGCTCCCAGAAACTAAAGGATACTTCCAGAATGCGGCAAAGGTAGCAAAGGATCTCAACTTTCGCCAGAAGCAACTGCAAGCAGAGAGGAAGTTGATTGACAAGGGGGTGCTGGCGAAGATCGCAAATGGTACAAACCCGGAGAAGGTTATTAACAGCGCCCTGCAAGATCCGGAAGTGATGCGGGTGTTGGTGCAGAGTGCAAAGTTGCATAAGGCAGAATCTCCACTGGCAAGGGCCTTTGCGGATCATGTTGGAGAGCAGGCAGATCCGATGGGGTACCTGCTGGAACACCAGAATGCACTGAAGCCGGTGATGGAGACACTGAAGCCAGGACATTGGGATAATCTGATGGTGATTGCGAAAGGGCAAGCGGTGGCGAGAAGGGCTACGGCGCCGAAGGAGCTGGAGATTGCGCAAGAGAAAGACCCACTGCACAAGAGAATTGGTACTAGCGTGCCTGGGATGATTAGTATTGTGCGGAATCCGATGGGGGTTAGCAAGTGGGTGAATGCAGGGGCTATTGGTAGCAGACTGCTGTACACTATGCGGAATGAAGATATTGACCGGATGCGTAAGGCCGCACTGTTTGACCCGGATATGGCAGGGGTGTTGGCGGAGCATCTACGGAAGAACAACTTCGTAGGGTACGGAGGGATGGTGCTGCAAGGGCAAGAGGCGGAAGATTTGATGCGGCTGGTTTATATCCATGGGATCAACGGGCCAGTGCAGGCTCTGCACGCACCACTGAAGCCGCAAGAGTTGGCGGATTGGTTGAAGATGAGGGAGCGACAACAGCAAGGAGAGGGGGCAGGAGGGAGGTAGGGGGTTATTGGCCTGTATTACTCCGGAGTAATGCGCGCAAGAAACTACCTGTGCCAGACTGAACCGACCATTCCTACCCCTACCAGCCGCCGAAAACAAGGGGGTTGACAACACACCCCGCAGCATGATACTCTCTTATGGGCGGTTGGGAGGGATAATACCTGCGGAGCCTGACGGTTTGGGGTTATTGGCCTGGGTTACTCTGGAGTAATACACGCGAGTTTGCGCCTCCTTCCAGCCCCTTACTACTACTTACTACAGCCTTGGAGCACCAGATTGAACATCCTTATCATTGACAGCATGGCAGCTTCAGTAGACTTCGCCCTCAGAGCCGAAGCCCAAGGCCATGAAGTACGGGTTTTTGTGCCGCCACTGCGCAGCGGGGATAAGAACCCCGTCGGTCGGGGGCTGGTAGAGCTTGTCCTGCAATGGGAACGGCACCTTCCTTGGGCAGATTTAGTCTTCCTCACGGACAATGCGCGCTTTATTAAGGAACTCGAACCTTTTCGGAAGCGGGGTGTGCCTATCTTCGGCCCGAACTTGGTCGGAACCTCATGGGAACTTGAGCGGGGGGTTGGCCAGAATATCCTGGAGGCGCATGGAATCCCCTGCCTTCCCAGTACGGTCTTCACCAGCTACGACGACGCCATGGCTTTCCTTCTTAAGAACCCGAAGCGATACGTTTCCAAGCCCACCGGCGATGCTGACAAGGCTCTCAGCTACGTCTCTAAGAGTCCTGCGGATATGCTTTTCATGCTGGAAAGGTGGAAGAAGGCCGGCAAGGCTAAAGTCTCTTTCCTCTTCCAGGAGTTCGTACCGGGGATTGAGGTTGCAGTTGGGGGCTGGATGGGCCGCAACGGCTTCCTCTCCTACTTCCTTGAGAACTTTGAATTCAAGACGCTCATGAACGGTGAGGTCGGAGTCAATACTGGAGAGATGGGCACTGTCCTTAAGTATTGCACCATTGAGCAAAGTAAGCTTGCACAGGAGCTGTTGCTGCCTCTGGAGGCAGAGCTTATCCGCATTGGCTACACTGGCTACATTGACGTTGCTGTTATTATTGCCGAAGATGGCACCCCTTGGCCCCTCGAATTTACCACTCGCCCTGGCTGGCCACTGTTCCAGATCCAGCAGGTACTCCACCCTGATGTAGCTGGCTGGATGCAGGACGCTCTACGAGGCCGGGATACCTTCCAGCCTGGCACAGATATTGCCATCGGAGTTGTGATCACACTACCGGACTTCCCTTACAGCAAGCTCACGAAGAAGGAAACCACAGGATTTCCTGTCTGGGGGATTACGGAGAAGAATCGCTACTTCGTACATCCGAGCGAAATGATGCAGGGCGAGGCAATGGAAGAGACTTCCCCTGGCCGCTTCCGGAAGACTCCGATGATGGTGAGCGCTGGTGACTACCTGATGACGGTTACGGCGACTGCAAGTACAGTAAGCGACGCGCAGGAGCAAGTCTATAAGCGCCTTAAGGACTTCACAATCCCAAATTCCCCTATGTACCGCACTGATATTGGCGGCCGCTTGCAGAAGCAACTCCCTGTATTGCAGGCTAAGGGATATTGTGAGAGCTGGAAGTGGAAATAGTGACGGGCTGCAATGGATGCGGCTGGACAAATCCGCTCGGGGCTGGTAGCTTTGGGGGTAACAAGGGGGAATAGTAGGAGTTACTAGCCTGCATTACTCTAGAGTAATACACGCAAACAACCCTCGCCTCATTCTTAATGGAGGCTTTCCTTATGGGTATGGCTGATTTTTACAAATCCGGCGATTGGAACTTCTACTGCCACCTCTGTGGCGCGAAGCAAAAGTCTTCTATGGCCATGAAGACCTGGGATGGGTTTTACGTCTGCCGTCATCACAAGGCAAAGCGGAATCCTCAGGATAAGCTGCGAGGGGTACGTGAGATCCAGGGACTTCCATGGAGTACAAGTAAAACTCCTGATCCCACTATCGGAGGTGGGGCTTATGTTTGCAGCCTCCAAGGGTCAACTGCAATTCCTGACTTGGCGATTCCTGGATGCATGATCCCAGGACGAGTTTTATAATTTAAGGGAAACTTAAATGGCAAGTACAAATTTCCAAGATGGCGATGCCTCGACGCCTGTTGTAGCCGCTTGGCTGAATGATGTCAACATTGCTGTGTATACTGCTCTTGGCAATGCTGGCGTTGCTCCCAAGACTGCTGAGGATGTAAAGGTAAACCTTGGAATTGGATATGCAAAGCTCAATAATCAAACTGGAACAGCCTATACATTGCAGGCAGCCGATGATGGTGCTGATGTCATTTGTACAAATTCCTCTGCATTTGTACTGACGGTTCCTCCGAACTCTGCTGTCCCTTTTCCGCTTGGAACACTCCTCACAGTATCTCAAGGTGGTGCTGGTATTGTTACATTGGCCGGAGGGATTGGTGTTACCTTAGTCGGGGCAAATGGCTTTATAACAGGGGCTCAGTACGATTCCCTGGCCCTTGAGCAAATTTCAAGCAATACCTGGAGAGTTCTATGAACCCTCGGGTTCTCTCTGCTATTGCAAATAGCCGACACAGACCAGAGTTGATCAGCTCCCAAGGTCTTGTCGCAAATAATGCATTCTCCAGTATGGGACGACGTGGGTACTTTCCTAGTCCTAGTGCAACTTCAGAATCTCAATTCTTGCTCATAGCAGGTGTGGCAAGAGCTGCAATTTACACTGGCGACCCTCAATGGAAGCCTCTACTCAGTGCCTTGTTGAGTAATATAATTTCAACTTACTATCGCGGTGTAGCGTCTTCTTCGATAAACTGGATGCCGCATTGGCTTGCCTGTGCTAAACGGGCTTTCCAAGCTGAGGTTATGTACTATTCTTCATCCTTCACGTTTGTAAATGGGGTCGCCACAATTCCTCCTTTGGCACCTTCATTTGGTAATTTGGTAAGGCAGGTTTTTCACGCACGCTCACTTGATAGTTTGTACCTGTGGCAAAACCCATATTCAACACTTACGACTGGGATTCTCTATCCCGTTGCTTCTGTAACTACGGATCAGATAACTGGAACTGTAGTAACTCTTACAGATACAACGGTTAATGCAGACTGCTATATCATGTATTCAACGGCTTCTGGAGACCCTATAATAAAGGGACAGCCATTTGAGGCTTGGCCGGGCTGGCGGGCACTTGACCCCACAGAGGTAAGTGTGGCAGTTGATGCTGTCGCGTGGGCAGTAGACGCTTATCAACAGTCAGCGTTAGCTCTTGCAGATCAAACCTATACTACCTGGGCAGAAAATACTCTTGCAGGTTTGCCTGCTCTTTATACTGTAAATGATGGTAGATCCTGGTTTTCTTCCGGAATAGTCCCTCCAATGGGACTAATCGGTGCTTATGTTTACAATAACATTGTCCCAGATCCAACACTTACCCTTGATCCGACAACTGGTGATATTGTATGGGACGTTTTATACTCTGCACTTCCAGCATCAGGGACACCGGAAGCACAGTATGGACGTGGTGGCTTAGGAGATGCGTGGCAAGCGGCGGATGAAATTGCACTGGAAGTGTCGGTTGATACTACTTACTTTGCATCAGGGACTGGCTTAAGTATAACACTTACCGTTTTTATTCAGAATAATGCAACGTATTCTGGAACCGCTAGGTATGCTTACTACTTGAATCTTACTGCAAATGGGCAAGTGAGTTTGGTGTTGTCAAGAAGTTCTTTTGTGAACAGTCTAACAGCGACTCCGGCAGTTGGAGATCCGATTGTTGTGGTGGGGTTGGACTTCCAGCCGCCAGCTGGCGGTCTCGGATATGATTTTAAATTTACTCTGTCGGAGCTTCGGCCGATTCCACTGACTGTTATGCCTTATATGCCTGGAGCAGCCCCCTTTACTGGGAATTACCTTGGTACACCACAAAGTCTTATTGGCTGGCGTGGGCCTGTCTATAGTGGCTATCAGAATCCGTGGGTGTGGAGCCAAGTTAGTGGAGCTACAGTTGAAATTGCAAATCAACTTTCATATCTGCAAGCTGCTCAAGCTGCGTATACGGCACAGGTTCCAGGTATATCTGGCCCATTTGCCCCGGTATATGTCTTGCCGAGATGGGATTCCAGTATTTATGGGTCGCCTAATACCTTCACTTGGGGCGGGCCAGACCCGAATACTGGCTGGGGAGGGTATCAAATTCGACCGGCCGAGGCAACTGCAAGGTACTGGTATGGGAATCCTGGGGACACAACTGCACAAGCTATTGTTGTCTCATTCCTTACTTGGGTTGCGGGTGCATGGGTAAGCAGTACAAGCTATCCCCCAACAGACTTCCTTTCTACAGGGGCACCGGAAAGTAATTACGATGATCCACATTTTGTGGCTCTAGCACTGCGCATGGCAATTTATGCGGACCTTGCCGGAGCTTCGCAGACCCTTACGCGGCCCTTTATTTTGCAGTGTTTGCAGTATTTGCAACGACTTTATGTAACAACTGGTAGGATGGCTGGAACATGGTCAAGTGGGGTTAGCGGTGGCTGGTTTGGTTTCTGGAATGGTGAAATTCTGGCCTCATTGATACTGGCTTTGGATACAGGAAATGCTATTCTTTCTGCGATTGGATTCTCTGCTGCGACCATTGATAGTTGGGTATCTGGGAATCTTGCATACCTTGTGGGAAGAAATGGGATTACATCTTAGGGGTCGATACCGAGTGCTTGATGTGGTGTTGCCGGGTGCCTTTTTTTATCTGGTAGCTGCATCAACCCACTATTTTTAACAGAAGAAGTTAGGAGACTTTAATGGAATTAGAGCCACCAAAAATTGACTGGGGATTTTTCTCCGTAGCAGGTCTTTTGGGCTCTCTCATAGGTTTAGGGCAGTTGCTGAATGCACAGGAAGTCCTTACTTGGAGAGTGGTAATAGGAAGGGCATTAGTATCAGCGGGCCTAGCTGCAATGTCCCCTATAATTTTAATTTGGTTCCCTCATCTACCTGTAACTGTTGAGTTTGCGGTTGCGGCAATGTTAGCGAGTCTGGGTACTTCAGGTTTGCAGTTACTCGTACATAAAGCTCTTGGGAGGGCTTGATAATGGCTACAGTAACTTTTCAAATTGCTTTTGATCGTCTCATTGGGAATGAAGGTGGGTATGTGAATAATCCAGCTGATCCAGGTGGGGAGACTAACTGGGGGATTAGCAAGCGCAGCTATCCAGATCTGGATATCAAGTCCCTTACACGGGATGGCGCTAAGGTGATTTACCTGAGAGACTTCTGGAATGCCGGGAAGATGGATCAGTTTGATGGGGTGATTGCATTCCAGACCTTTGATATTGCAGTTAATTCCGGGATTCAGACTGCAATACGGATGTTGCAACGGGCAGCAGGGGTTGCAGATGATGGGAGCGTTGGGCCGATTACTCTTGCTGCGGTACAAGCCGCAGGGGGGCCACAGATGGTTATGAGGCTGATTGCGGAGAGACTGGACTTCTGGAGAAAGCTCTCTACTTGGGGGACTTTTGGGGCTGGTTGGGCAGGGAGAGCTGCTGCGGATCTGCGCTATGGTGCAGGGGATTTGGGTTCTTAAGGTAAGGCAAAGTAAGGTAAGGTAGGGGGAACAGTATGGGACATATTATTTTAGCGGCACTTGCGGCCTTGGCCATTGGCTTTGTAGCTGGACTTATTGTGGGCATACTTGAGGCGGTTAAAATTCGAGAGCTTGCTGTGAAAGCCCAGGACGAGGCGCTTGTCTTGCGGAACCGGCTGCAGGAAGCAGAAACCCGTGTGCGCGCGTTGAAGCAAGAGCTTGCGAAGAAGCTGTAACAAGGGGGAAAGGGAAGATGAAATACTCTCTGACGCCGGATATTGAGACTAGGGATGGCAGCCTGGCCAAAGACGCTTTGACTGTAAATGTCATCGGAGGTCAGGTACGTCCGGGGATTATACTTCAGACTCTGCCAGCGGGAGCTACTGTTCCGCCAGTCGGTTATGGGAGAGGGCTGGTTTACAACCAGCAATTGGCCTTTGCCTATGTAGTTGGTGCTGTGATGTATTTTTATACTTCAGCAAGAGCAGCTGTCTCCTTCCCAATCGACGGTACACAGAATCCTGTTAGCCTTCTTTCTGTCCTGAGTCCTATATGGGCATCTCCAGAGGCTTATGTACTCTTGACTTCGCCAGGAACAACCGGATTTTATTACTATACATACTCGACTGGGGTTGTGACAGCAGTTTCGGCGCTTTCAGGGATTTACTTCGTCTCGGGAATTGTGGCTCTGGATGATACATATTATGTACTGACTAGGGATGGCGCGATTCTCGGGAGTGCCTTGGGGGATTTCACAACTTGGAATGCACTGAACAGTTTGATGGTAGATCTTTCTGTTGGGGATGATTTTCCTGTTGCTCTTAGACGGCATTTGAATTATATTGTAGCCTTTACACGGAATACGCTGCAATTCTTTTATGACAATGGCAATCCAGCCCCCGGTTCCCCTCTTTCAGCCGCAGCAACCCTGCTCACTCCTATTGGGTGCCTAACTCCAGATAGTATAATCTTAGCTGCTGGTGGGTATTTCTTCCTTGGAAGTGCCTTGGAAGGGTCTCCAGCTGTCTACTACTTAACCGGGAATCAAGTAGTTAAGGTTTCTACTCCGGCTGTTGAAAGAGTTCTGATTCAGGTTCAGTCCACGCACCCCTTTACCACGGTTAATTATATTCCAAAAGCTGGGGCAGTGTATTCGTCTTTGGCCGTCTTCAACGGGAAACCTGTATATATTCTGACCTTTCCTTATGCGAATATTACACTGTATTATAATTTTGAAGATAAGCTTTGGGGAACTTTAACATCTTCGGTATCTGTCGGCACTGATGCAAATGGCGTTCCTATCTTTACTGAGGGCTATTTGAAATTGGCCTTTGCAGTGGCGCCCCCCAATGACTTTGGCCCCATGTACCAAGATATGACAACGGGGAGGTTAGTTAAATTTGATACACTTAATAATTCTCAAGTAGACCTTGGAGAGCCTATCGTTGCTAGAGTACAGACGCAGCCAGTCTTCGATGACAACACCAATAGTCTGCGCAGAATAGCCGCAACCGAGATCATCGGGGATAAAATTGCCGGTACTGCTTATCTGAGCTACTCCGATGACGATTATGCAACTTGGTCAACTTGGCAACCTGTCTCACTTAGTGCTCGGCGCAGTCGCGTACTCCGACAAGGTGCTACGCATCGTCGGAGTTATAGACTGCAATACTCGGAGGCTCTCCCAATGCGGTTTAAAGAATTACAACTGGATGTTCCAGTAAGGCCAGTGGAATAGGATGAAAGAACTTGAGATTCCTCCGAGGCAGGAGGGAACAACCGGCCCTCTGCTTCAACGGTGGCTGTTATTGTTGCATCCTCTCGTGTTGCTGCTGCAACGCGGTCAGGGAGTACCGCAGTATACAACAGCGACAGCTCCCCCCTGGACTCCAGGTGCAATGTATTTTGATACCACACTGAATAAGTTACGAATAGGCGGAGCAGCAGGTTGGGAAACGGTTACGTCGGCTTAAACTGAGGGGAGGAGAAAGATATGAGTATTGCAAGTATGATCGGGGACGTTGCCCCTGCACTGGCTACGGCACTCGGAGGCCCATTAGCCGGAGCAGCGGTTGCTTTTCTTTCAAAGGAACTGGGGTTGTCGGAAAGTACCACGAATGCAGTTGCTAATGCAGTTGCTGGTATGACACCTGCAGATATGGTGAAGATGAAGGAGCTGGATAATCAGTTCAAAATTCAAATGGCACAGCAGGGGATTTCACTGCAACTGGCACAGATTGCAACGAATACCGCAGAGGCCAAGAGTACGAACTGGTGGATTGCGGGTTGGAGGCCTTTTATGGGCTGGGTTGGGGCGATGGGATTGCTGTACGCTTCCTTTTTGCTTCCATTGATGCAGTTTGTGGCTACAATGAACGGATACCATGGAGGATTTCCAGTGCTGGATACAACCACCACTATGCAGGTACTGTTTGGACTGCTTGGTATTGGGGGTCTGCGGACGGTGGAGAAGGTTAAAGGTGTAGAGGGGAATCGGTAATGCCACTGAAGAAAGGTACAAGTAAGAAGACCGTTTCGAGTAACATCAAGACGGAAATGAAGGCGGGCAAGCCACAAAAACAAGCAGTTGCCATTGCACTGAGCATAAAGAGAAAGTCTCAGAGGAAGAAGTAGACAGGAAGTGGAACCGGGGTTATTTGCTGGTATTACTCTAGAGTAATGAGGGCAAATAACCCCGGTTTATTTTGCGCGTATTGTGCGCGAGTACCGGGTAATATGATCGGATAGGGTAGGGATTAGAATCTCACACGCGCAACCCTACCCCGTGCCGTTTCGATTCCCTCCCCTCTCAATCACTCCAATTTGACCGATAGGGCGAAATTAAACACCACGCCATGCTTTGCAGATCCGCCCCACGTTCGCCCGTTAAACAACGGTATAGCGCGAACCAATAGCATGGAATTAGGACTGAAGGCATACGAGGCAACCACCCCAGCAAGAGGGGTAATTGCCCCCCCAGCTAGGTAGCGCTGGTATCCAGTAACAATCCCTACTCCGAGACCTGCTTGGAATTTCCCGAAGGAAACCGGCATGAAGTCGTACTCTGCAAATACAGATGGATGACTGTAGCTATTGCGATAGGCTCCGAGGCTCAGATAATTCTTCTGGCGTAGTCGAACTCGAACTCCGAGGCCTTCGTTGGAGTTGTTGTAAATTCGACCTTGATTATCGGCTCTCAGCGTATGGTAACTAGGCCCCATTAAGAGCAGAGAGTAGTCTGCTGCACGAGTCTGCGCCGGCAAGAGTAAGGTTGCTGCAAAGGCTGCTGTTGCTAACTTTTTCATTCACATTCTCCCCAACTTTTTGTACTGCTGACAACACCGACAGGAATGATAAGAGGTTCCGGGTAAGGGATTGGAACCTGCGATTCTTCTACGATCCTCCGCAAAGCCCAATCTCCGTGTACAGAGTTGAACTGGCCTACGAGGGAATCATGTACCTGAATGAGCACTTCGACCTCTGGCAGGTTCGCATTGATATTACTCCATGCACGGTTGATTAAGCAGGCTACTGTGCTCTGGGGTATCCATGCTACTGCTTGGTTGAAGACCGTCCCTTCGATCTTGTCCATGATATTGATCCGGTAGCCAAAGGCATTTTGGACGTAGCGGCGACCAGTAACCTGCTTCTTGATATCCTCTTGCCACTTCTCGATTTCTGGGGCAAGCCCGAAGTACCATTTCTGGATACGGGCAGTTTCGTGCACGTTCAGGCCGATGCGTGGGGCGATGCCTTCTGCTGTTCCAAGGTAGTTCGTGCCGTGGCAAAGGGACTTGAACATTGCATACTCTCTGGGATGGCTGCTCTTGGTCATGCTCTGGTCATGGTAATACTCTCGCATAACTTCCACATACGGTTTGCGGCCATTGCGGAAGTGATCCTTCATCCATTCGCAGTCACTCTCCCAAGTTACAATTCTGAGGTCGGCACTGTCGAGGTCGATGTCAAACATTGTTTGACCTGGGTCTGGGATGAAGAGCTTTCGTACATTGGGCAGGTTAAGGGCTTCGTCTTCAGTGTCTCCACCTTTAGGTATGTTCTGCATATTGAGACCAGTGCCGAATGCATTCTTGCTTGAGCTGAATCGGTAGGTTTCCGTACCGCAGGTATTGAAGTTTGTCCGTATTCTTCCGTCGGTATCGAGTGCAGCTTGAACGAAGGTACTGTGAAATACTCCGATGCTTCGGAGTTCAGAGATTTTTCTGGTAAGGGGACGTAGTAAAGGCTCTCGGTCAGCAATTTTATGTAAGGCTTCATCATTAGTCGTGAGAGAAAGTCCCCCGTTTGCATTGCGTTGCCTAATCTCCTTTTGCCCAAGTTCCACATAGAATAACTCCTGCATTTGCTTTGGTGATTTGATATTCACGCTTCTGCCAATAACTTCCAGCATCCAGGCTTCTCGTTCTGCTGCGGCAGCTTGTAGCTCTTGTGAGAACTCCCATCGCGCAGCCATATCCATACGCACGCCCCGGATCATTGCTTTGAGGGCAAGTTCGTTGGCGAGATGTTGCTGGAACTTGTATACCTCGGTCATATTGAGGGCTGGGATTACATTATCGAGTACGTCAGAGATTGCTAAGGTACGTAAGGAATCCGTGGCATTGTAAATCCAGAACTTCGTTTCCCCTTCCCCTTTCGGCCCTTCGTTCCAATTTGTGCGGTCATCCTTCCAGTGGAGATGGTCTTCAAGGTAGAGTGAACTGAGGAAAGAGAGATTCTTTTCCATATTGCTGAAACAGCTGTGATGCTTAACCATCGTATCTTCAACATTTGGGCAGAGAAAGTGCCAGAAGCGGTAGATATACTGTGCATCATAGTTCCAGTTCTGTCCAATGATGACTGAATTATGAAAAAGTCGATACATCTGATAGACAAGATGTGCTTCTTCTTCCGCTGTCCAATAACCCTCAGGGTCGTGTTGGCACATCAATGGAATGGTTATTGCTTCAGTCTTTGACCAAGCGATGGCAATAGAAGCGATATGCCCTGCGCGGGTTTCAATATCTACTCCAAGTTTTGGCTTGTACTTTGCACCGATCAACCCTATTAGGGTATTATTAGCTGCCTCGAAACTTGGGTTTGGGTTTATTTGATAGGCAGTTCTTCGAATCTCTGGGAATTCACTTTGCCTTACAGCTCGTTTCAAGTCATGCACAATTAGAGTTCTGCGGCTCCATTGGGTGTTGAGGATTGCCGGATTGAGGGTAGGGATAATCTTTAGACCTGGGATAAGGGTACTTTCCATAATGGAGCTGCGCCATGCTTGCACTCCCCATTCTCCGGTAAGAGCAAACAGTGCCAAATTCCCGATGGCAATTACGACATTCGGCTTGACTGCGAGAAGTTCTGCTTTGAGTCGTTCGGCACCAGTGATGACTTCTGGTCGTACCATCTGACCTTGCCAATAGACATGTTGTGGGGTTATATCTTTTTTCTTTAGTGCAATGAGACCATCGGCTCGGCCTCTGGGGGCACGATCATCATGTACCATTGTAAGGAAGCAAGCTTCACGAGAAGTTCCAGCTTCTTGAAGCATCTTGGAGAGTTCCATGCCCGGAGTGCCGCAGAATGGTACACCTTTGTGGATATCCTGCTCATGCGGGAATTCTCCGACGATGGCGATCTTGGCATCAACGGGGCCGGTTGAGATAACTGGCATATCAAGCTCCTTTCCCTAGCATGTTGAGGAGTTCGCTGCCGAGGTTTGCGCCTTGTTGCTGGATTGCGGCGGTTTCCACGTCAAGGTTCTGAGCACGCTTGAGGCAGATACCGTAGGATCCTGGATTCATTTCGATTGCGACTGCTTTGCATTGGAAGCGGTGTGCAGCGGGGAGGATGGTACCCGTGCCTGCGAAGGAGTCCAGTACCGTATCTCCTGGACGGACGCTTCTTTGGAGGAGATTCTCAAAGAGGGCAACTGGTTTCTGCGCGCCATGCTGAAGTCCGGAGTCCGCTGTTGTAGTAATAACGTCAGAGTAAATGGCGGTGGTTTTCTTGTGCCCCTTGATTGCGTAGAGTAATACTTCATACTGCCTCCGGGGGCCTTCGTCGGGTAAGGGCACTCGGCCAGAGCCGGGCTTAGTGCAGATAAACGGAGTACGGAAAACGTACCAGCCAGCGGCCTTCATCATCTGACCGAGTTCATGGAAGTTCGCAATATCGCAGAAAACGTAGGCATGAGCTTGGGACTTGGCAACCTTGAAGGCCAATGGGCACCATTGCAGCATAAGAGCTTTCCAGCTCTCGTAGTCATCTTTGTACTGGTGAGTGTTGTTAGCTAACCTGCCACCTCCACCATCCCCGAAGGAATCTGCCCCCATACCATACGGAGGGTCGGTAAGAATTACATCAAACTGCTCGGGATCAGCGGCATTCATCCAACTGAGGCAATCGGTGTTGTGGACTTGGTGGATGCTGGAGTTGAAGGTCTTGCCTACTGTCTTGGCCAGCTCTACATTCTTCTGGGCAATTTCCTGCCGCTTGAGGATCTTGAACGCCTCGTCAGAGGTCTTTGCTTTTGCGATCTCTGGATTGTCAAGGTGCCGGGAGACGATGATATCCTTGCGGAGGTTTTCTTGGAAAGAGCCATTGCTGCGGCCTTTGAGTTCCATTGCGGTGTCTGCAACGGTATGGATGCGGCCTTCAGCTTGAGCCTGTGCGCTGCGAATCCGGTGGAGTTTGGCTTTAGCTGCTGCGGACTCCTGCCATGTAAGGTCTTTGCGGTGCAGGTTTTCTTCCAGCTCCGCTTCTTCGGCATCCAATGGAGAGAGTTGCCCCAGGGTGACGTAAGGGATCATGCCTTCAGGTACAAGCTCGTCGTTGTACTTGAAAACACCCCCGAGCATCCAAAGATCAGTGATAGCCCGTAACCGGCGTTCCCCCGCGACAAGGGTGAGGGTTTTGTCCTCTTCTTCTCGGACTACAATGGCATGAAGCAATCCCTTGGTTTTGATAGTCTCCACCAGCTCCATGATGGCGACAGGGTCAAATTCCTTGCGCTGGCGATCGGCGCCAATATTGATCTTATTTATATCAATGAGTTGCATTCTGGTTTCCCATGTAAAGAATGAAAATGAAAAAAGCCAGCTCGGTTAAGGAGCTGGCCTGTCTAGGAGGTGGGAAGCTCAGGCCAGTGGGTTAGGCTTTTGCAACACCGCGAACTTCGGCGTAGGTATTTTCACCATCAATGCGGTGCTTCACTACGATCTTGGCGCTCATACCAGGGAGCATGGAGAAGGAGAAGGCTTCCTTGGGATCGTTCTTGCCGATGGCTTCACGGAGACGGCCCAGGCCAACATTCTTGCCTGCGGAAGTATCGATGCCGCCGGCTGCGGTGAGGTCGAGCATAATACCTTGGCGAACGGTAACAGTATCACGACCGAGGGCAGCTTTGACATCCGGGTCTTCCACGAACCAGGTTACATCCAGAGACACTCCGGACTTTGTGCCATCTTTAGACTGCCACTGACGGGCGTCAACTTTATCAATGATGCCGAAGAACTCGCCTTCAGGGACTGGGATAACGACGGTATCGTTTGCGCCTTGGACTGATGCTTGGAGGAAGGTATCAGGATTGAATGACATACGAAAGGTTCCTTACTGTAGTGGGTAAACTCTCCGAACACCGGAGAGTTTGAGTAGATTGTCACATGAGGGGTCAGTGTGCAAAGGGTTTTTTAACAGTTATTTGCGTGTATTACTCCGGAGTAATACGAGCTAGTTTGGGCTCTATGCCAACTTCCCTCCCCGGCTCTGCCATTTCTTAATGATCGCACCATAATCTGCCGGAAGCCCGGCCGCAATCGGCAGATTCCGTGTTTTCACATCCGCCATTGCACTGCCAGTGTCCCAGGTAAATTTCCCCCCTTCCCGTACGGTCAGGATCACATCACTGAACATCGGAGGGAGCTTCGGGGCCAGTGCCTTGCCCAACGCACTCACCATCAACTTCACTCCTCCAAGCACCGAATCAGTCTCCCGATCAACGTGTGCAATCAGTATGAAGTGGCAACGGCAGTTCTCAGAAAGCATTAGGACGATCTTCTCCACCTGATCCTGCGCAATGCCCCAATCGGACTGGTTTCGGACTGGCTTGCCCCCTACCACAAGAGACATTGCAGCGCGCGAAAGCCCACTGAGGGAATCCACCACCAGTGCCCTTGCGGGAGTCCATGTATCTACGCAGCCGTAGGTCTCGCCTGTACGATCATCGTGGAAGTCATTGAGTGCCTCAATGAACTTCAGAAATTGATTGTACTTGCTCCGATTAGGGTCAGCCATTTTTGCCAGGGAATCCAGTGCGAGGGTATTGACCTTTGTAGCACTTGAGAGTAAGTCGGAGAAGCTCGCCTTTGGAGCCTCCAGATGGTGCCAGTGGAGATTTTCTGGGATTGGTTTACCCTTGTCGGTGAAGTAACCCAGGAGGGATTCAATCCCAGGCTCAAGCCCGAGGTAAAACACCTCAACCCCTGCATCCACCAGCGTACCAATTGCAGTGGTCTTGCCGGTACCTGCTGGCCCCATTGTCAGCACGTTCACTCCAGGTAGGAGAGATTTCTCAGGTAAGGTCGAAGTCATCGGAGTTTGCTCTGTAGTCATAATTTTGCCCTTGTTCGAAGTAATCTAAATGGCGTTGGAGTTCCCATTCCAGAAGTGGCTCTGGCAATGGGGAAGGAAAAATCCTGCTGGAAGGGAAGTAGGTTGACCCAGCGATTGCGAATGGTCTGCTAGGATGCTTCCTGCAAGGTTGGGTTAAGACTGCCCATTCCTGCATATCACCTTCGATAGGGAACCGTGCCCAGATCTCTGCGCAGTAGGGGCAAAAATATGCCAAAGAGCGCGGAGAGTAGAAGCCAATGTCAGTTGACTTCTTGAGCGGGATAGTGGCAGAGCCAAGGTGGTTTCCTTCGATGATGTAGTGCTGGATGGGCATGGTTGGTTACTTCTTCATCATTTGTTGCAGTTCATTGTTCATTTCATCAGATACCAGCAGCTCTCCTGCTGCTCCTGCCGCCTCTGGCGCACCCGCTTCCCGCACATGCCCCCATGCAGCTTCGTACTCCGCCACGGTAACTTCCTTCCGTTCCAGTGGATCCCAGACCCGTTGCTGAAAATTCACCGGTAGCCAGTTCTCTGGGGTGGAGGACTTGCACACTTGCACCAGTGGGCACCCACCGTAGTCTGTGCAGGAGCCGTCTAAGTTATAATCCCAGTATCCTTCTTCCCACATCTTCTTCATCCGTTCAATGTCACGGACTGTCTGATCATGCCAGCGTTCAATCTCATATGGGCTGCGATTGGTACTAATCTCAAGCGTGTCGTACTTGGTCTTAAGAATTGACACCCCACGGATCAGTGCCCCATTGGCCTTAACTCCGTGCTGCGCGAGTGCCCAGATATAGCCGGTAAACTGTGAGCGCATTTCCCACTGCCGACCCCAAGAGGCTCCGAGGGATGAAGTGGTCTTATCGTCGTAGACATAAATTCCACCAAGGCGGTGTGCAACCATATCTGACCGACCCGTGTAGAGAATGGGGCTGCCTAAGGTAGGATGGGCAACGGGGAGCGGTTCTGCGAAGCTGAACTCGATACCTCTACCCCCTCCTGGAAGGGTGATTGGTTCCGCACCGTCAGCGCCTAATGGATAGTTGGCGAAGTAGAATTCCAGCGCGCCGCACATCCTCTCAAGCGATTTGGCGGAATCAGATGGGCACTGGAACTCGCCGTATTCCTTAATGAGCTTGACCATGCCAGCGCCTTCTGCATCTTCTTGGCCCATACCGTTGATGTAGAAAGCTTCTCGGGAAGCTTCCAGGCCGGAAGCGAATGCCTTTCCTGCTACGAGGTGTACAGATTCGGACTTGGGCTTCCAATGTTCAATATACTGCCGGAATGCTTTTTGGGGGCAAGCGCGGAAAGTGCTAAGGATGGTGCTGTCGATGGTTGGAGGGAATAAGGGGCGAATTGCTGCCGTCATTGGGTATACCTCTATTGCTTAAGATTGTGGTTACAGTTCCGAAGGCAGTGAGGGATATCCTGCACTTTCCAATAACAGCGTTGAATGCACTGCCTCTTCAATGGCCGAACTGGTATCTCCGGCATTGCGTCGTGCCGTCACGGAAGCCTCCTCCCGAACCAACTTGAAAACGGCGCTCATAGTCTTCGCTGAAAGTACAAGTTCTTGCTTACCTCCTTCTCCTTCCAGGACAATTTTTCCTTTAAAGCTTCCGGCATCTGTTTCGTATGAAGCACGGCGCACAATTTCAATCCCAATAACTTTCATAACTATTACCTCTGATAAAAACTATTACAAACCTTCCAACTCATCAAGCAGTGCTCCAGTATCTACTGGTGCCGCTGCCACCTTTGCCGCCGATTTCGTTGCGCGGCTCCCTTCACTGCGAGTGTTCGCAAAAAGACGTTCTTTGCGGATCGCGTCAATTGCAAGCCGCATCTCAGCCGGAGTAAGGGTACCTTCCGCCGCTTTCTGGCGCCAGATCTGGACGCTGTGGGTTACTACTTCGCTTGTCATGATTACTGTGTCCTGTCGTTAGTTGCCCGTATTACTCTAGAGTAATACACGCAAATTACCCCTCAAAGCCTCAGATTGCAACACCCCTACGCCAAGTATAATTGCTTTCTTGGCCTCGTGGTTGCTACATACAGGCATTGAAAAGCCTCCTTTCGATTCCGATTGAGCAGCACATCCTGATAATCCACCCATACCCGTTCATAGGTACTGCCCTGACTCCGGTGTGCTGTAATTGCATAGGCATACTTGATGTCGTGGAAGAGTTCTTTCAAGTCCCAGAACTTCTTCCAGACTCGACCATCAGCCTTGGCTTCGTGTGCGAGAATGTTGCAGTCGTTGTCGAATTGCTGCTGCGAATCAGGGTGGAGTACGAGCAATCGCAGTACACGGTTGCCTTCATCCCGTACCTTGAGTTCAAAGGCCTTGTACTTTGGTGCAAGAGGATGCGGGCAGATTGCTACCCCTTCCACAATGGCCTCTTCGTCTGTAGTGAGGAGAGCTTCATCCCCTCGCATGCAAGGTGCAGCGGCCACAATCCGATCACCTACGAGGTATTCCCCTGGGATAGCAGCGGCACCAAAGATTGCACTGCGGATTAGTTGGTTGTACTCAGCGGTTTTGACATTCCGCCATGCAATAACCTTGCCATGGGAGCCATCCGCAAAGGCCCCATCTTCAGCTGCGATGTAGATTGATTGCAGGAACTGCGCCTTCGACATTTTCCAGATTCCCTCGATGCCATCGTTTGCATTCTTGAGCTTGATGCAGGGTGCCGGACTGTCGATAACCTCCCGCAGTTCATTGGCGAGGTCAAGAATCTGGTTGTCAAATCGCATTACCGTCTCCAGGTTAACTCCGAGAACCCCCTGCGCCCAGACAGGAGAGACTGCTTCCTTTACCGGAGGCAGCTGGCAACGATCTCCGATGAATACAACCTTAAGCTGGTGTTTTTCAGCTGAAGCCTTGAGCAACCCATAGAGATTACTGTTAATCATGCCAGCTTCGTCCACGAAAATTGCATCGTAGTCTGCGAGGTCAACAGGGGGTTTACCCTGGGTGATGGTTTTTAGTTCCCCATTCTTATCAATGCGTAAGCCGAGGAAGCTGTAGATGGTCATTGCCTCTTCGACGACCTTGCGAAGTTCCTTTGCGGCCTTGTTTGTTGGTGCGGTAAAGGCATACTTGGCATGACTTTTGCGCACCCTTGCGAGGACTTCTTGAAGGCAGTAGGTTTTACCCGTACCTGCTGAGCCTGACAAGGTGAAGTTCCAGTCCTCTGGGTCGGGAGATTGCAGAAACTCAACAAGAGCATTGACTGCCTCTGTTTGCTCTTCGGAAAGTTGGAATGGCGTGTGGCCCTTGGCCGCAGTCATATTGGTCATAATGGATTTCCTGTAAGAGCCGCGCTCTTGTTAGAACTTTAGGGGATGGTTAAGAATGACGCAGGACATAACTACTGCACATGTTGAATACCCACGGAAGAAGGCATTGGCAACGGGTAAGAAATCTTCTATGGTTGATGCAGCAACCTGTGTCGTCATTGTAGTTGTTTCTACGACTGCAAAGATCCCCTCTTTATGGATAACAGCGAACTGTGCTGGAACAATAGGGTTTACGTGCCCACGTGATAAAGATCTTGAGGACTTCTCAATCGTTTGATTCAGGTCTTCTGTAAACTCGCGTAATTCTGAGAGATTATCCATTGGAGGCTTCCCCTTCTGGTTGCGGTTTCGGCTCAAAGTACTCCCGGAGAAGCTTGGTGAAGAATACCTGCTGCGCACCAAAGGGGATCTTCCCTTCCAGCTCCGAGTAGAGTTCTTTGTCCATCAGTTCGCAGAGATCAGCTGGAATTGAGATATTCCGGCTAACACTCTTGATGGTATTCTTAGGTCTGGCCATTACAAATCTCCTGTGATAGTGAGTAGGTCAAAGATGAAGTCCGGCTCCATGCCGAGTTCTTCCAGGGTGTATTCAGGATGTGGGCTTTCATCCGCAATTTCCCGAATATAGTTTATAGCTTCGTCTGCTGTCAGAGCTTCTCGATACATGATACCCTGCACCAGAGGTAGTTGATAGAGAAGATGGTTTTTGAGGTTATCTGACATAATCACATCCAGAGGTAGTTGAAGAAAAGAACGTAAGAGAAAAGTATCCCAATGAGCAGCCCCCGAAGGACTATGCAAAGGAGCACAGCGGGCAGGTCTTGGAGCATTACTGCTGGAATCCTAAGGAGGGGAGACAGTGTGCGCAGTGTTTGACTTGGACGAAAGTCGTCTCCACACTGTGCGGGAGGTCTTTGTAGGGGTCTGGTGAAGATACCCGAGTCCAGCGAAGAATCCCTTGCGTCCGATGCTTGGTATGGTGGAAGAATCCTTCGAGGACTTTATGAACTGCGCCACAAGAGCAGGTTACTTCATTCACCTTGGCTTCAATACGGATGGAGGTGTAACTCTGCTCCAGCTCCATTGCAGTAACCTCTCGCTGGAGCATTTCCGCCAGCTCCGGATCATCCTGGGTTCTGGCGAGTTCGATGCGCTTATTCCGAAGCTTGTGCTTCTTCGCAGCTTCCAGCTCAATGTCTGCAAGGAGCATATCAAGATCGCTGAAGTCCATCTCTTCAGCAGTAAGAGGGAGAGAGAAATCATAAACTGGAGAGTTGGAACCATTGCTTGCTGTAGTCATCATCGTAAATTCCTGCATAATTTAGTCAGTGAGCGAAAAGGCGAGATTGCCAATTCGTGAGAAGAGTATAACGCAAACTCGCGCGAATTACAATAGACTGAGAGGGGGGATTTTAACAGTTATTTGCCTCTATTACTCCGGAGTAATAGAGGCAAATAACTATCTCGGGGCAGTAAAAAACCCCCAGAGCGATGCAGGCGCCTTGGGGGTTGAAAGTGCTATCGGAGAGCGGCAGGATTAGTGCTTGTGCTTCCCATGGTGCGCAGAGGCTTCAGCTTCAGCCGGGGTTTCCAGTTCACCGAGCAGTGCAGCAGTATCGACCTTGACCTTCTTGCTGCCCTTGTTCTTCTCGGCCTCGATGCGGGAAATGATGGCGGAGATACCAGGGGCACCGCGCAATGCCAATTTCTGAGCGGGGGTCTTCGCGGCCAGGAATGCTTTGATGACCTCAACAGGCTTGCCGGTGTGCTCGACCAAGGCCTTCGCCAGAATGCTTGCGCCGGTCAATGCAGAAGCTTCACGCTTCACGCCCCATTCGCCCTTGGACAGACGCTCGTGCAGTTCATCAACTGCCAGAATCATGTCGTCAACATCCTTGACACCGGCAGTTTCATCGCCGTACTTGCTTTCAGCACCGTGGGCAGCGAACTGGTTCATCAAGGCAGAGTTCAGGTCAAAAGAGCGAGTTTCACCGTTGACGAAATCCAGGCGCAGGGTAATACCGCCGTCTTCATTGACCTTGGAAGTTTTGATCATCTGCCGCTTACCGGCGAAGCGAACTTCAGTACCGTCGGTCATCTTTACCATCTTTGCATTGCTCATAGCTTCAGTTGTCATTGCTCTTTACCTTTTGAGGTACTCACTTTTACGGAAGGTGTCAGGTGTGAGGTAGGAACCTGTCGTATTGAGATTGCATCATACCATTGAGGGCGAGAGCTGTGCAAGAGGTTTTTGCATAACTCACGCAGATATGGTGGAATACTGCCATAGAGAGTTGGCCTAATTTTTGCTTTCCCTCTCCTCCCGCAGTTTCCGAAGGCGCTCTAGGGCGGAGTTGATTGCTGGAGCAGAGGTTGTTGGGGAAGTGTCGGAGTCCTTTACTGCTGCCGCAAGGAGTTGGGTGTCCCAGGCCTCACTTCGTGGTATCCAGAGTAGCTCTGCCTCGCGCACTACGAGTTCCAGATTATCGCAGTAGGGCACGAGGTCAGAATCTTCGCTGCGCAGGGCTTTGAAGTAGGAGTAGACTTTGCGGCGGAGATTGTTGGCCTCAGCTCGGGAGGTGCAAGGGACGCAAACAGTGCCTTCAGCGGTAGAGCGAAGGAGATCTGGATACAGTGGGCCGTAGCTGGCAGAAGATTTCATTACAGAACCACTCCGGCATAGGCCATATCCCGAACTTCCCATAGGGCGTCTGGTACAGCTGGCCCCGTGCTTCTATCATGTGCGAAGTCTCCTATATCGCCTAGACATGACTGCAATCTGTCGATACGAGTTTCGGCCTCTGATAAAGCAGCTACGGCTTTCAGTAATAAAACTCTGTGCGGCGGTGTTGCAGCATCTGCAGCTGCTTCCAATTCTTCAATCAGGTTCATAGTAATCTCCAGTATGTCGTGACCTTGGTTGTTATAAGTGCCCTACTGGTAAACGGTTCTTTGCGCGCCACTCATGATTCACCTCGCGCGGCTTTGAGTTCATCCAGCAGGTCATCGGCCCGATTTGCATTATGCTCGCACTGTCCGCAGGAACTCCAGTAATCAGGCTTTTCGGGGGTTTGCCCTTGGACATGAGTAATGAACTCCACAAGGGAGTCGGGCACCAACTGCATCCCATCAGGAACTTTCTGCCCGTCTTGCTTCCCCTTGTAGTAGCCATCCATGTGCGCGATCAGCAGCAACTCTTCGTATTCGCCTGCTGCGCGCACATATGCCTCGCACTCGCGCAAAAGATCAGACATTGGCGGTGTTGCGCAGTCTAAAGCTGCTTCAATTTTTTCAAGTAGGTTCATGGTTTTTCCTCTGTGTTATACACCTGAATAGGTGTCTATTGCTTGTTATGCCCCAACAAGCGCGCACCTGATTCCCTGCGCATCAGCAAGGGCGTTGTGAGGTATGGCCGATTCCGCGTCTATCCGTACCACCTCCATTGTCAGGGGTGGCGTGTCCAATCTATAGCCGGGGCCAGTGATTAACGCCTGGCAAAAATGCGCAATATCTTCCGGCCAATCAGCAACAACATGAACGGCGTCAAACTGTGCCAGCCACGCATGTAAACTGCGCTGCATTTCTCCCACGCTCACGGGTTGCTTTCCTAATATCGGCATCACATTTAACGCAACCCATGGGCCGGGGTTATCGCACGGCACAACCTCATACCATTCACGCCCATCCTCAGACACCAAGGCCATTGAAATCAGCGCCCCCTTGAACTCATTAAATTCACAATCTAAAAACAAATTCACGTTCATCTCCTATGGTTGCAGGGCATAACAAGGCGCTGAACCTCGCTCCCTGTGGTCGCTGGACTGCCGCAAGCGGCAGCCGGTTAGCTCTACGTTATGCCCCTTGGAATTTCTCGTTGATTTCGTCCGTTTTATCTTGCAATGCTTTGCACATTCCGAAGTATGTTGCATTCGCCAAAATTGCAGGCTTCCCGTCAAGCGTTTCTTCGGCCCATAT